GCTCCCTTGGGTAGATTGTCCCTGATATGTTCAAGATAAGCATCACCACACTCTCGTAGTTTACCATTATCCATCTCACTGACAGGATTACACAAGTCAAGTGCAGCCAATCTCCAGGGCTTATACCCACTAAGAACAGGTTTAGTATGATCAGTGGATATTCCCCTCTTTGTCATAGAATTACGTATAGGAGTATCACAAACCATAGTCTTAGGTGTCTGACGAAATCCTTTGAAACTACCATGTATAGTGGCAACACCACTCTCAATGTACCTAAATACACTCTTGGGATGCAAAGAACCCAATTCTCTAACAGTTGTCAAAGAATTAAGTACTGGATTCTCCCATGAGATAGGTTTGGAACCTAATTTAGATATCATATCATCCAAAATGGGTCTCAGAACAATAGTGGCTCCCGCAAAATCTCTGAAATTCTTGGTTCCACCAATGGAGTGAATACCCAAAACTCCTTTCTGCAAACCACAACTAGCCAATAATGGCATGCCACACTGGCCTTTCGCAGTAACTACATTAACGGGGGATACAGCACAATCAAGATCGTATTTCATTCCACTAGGTCGAGCCATCTCGTAACTGATATGGGGCATATCTATTTTACTAATGACTCCACTTTCATCTCTATCTATATACAAACCCTCACTAAAACCAGTAGGGTGTTCAAGAAGAAAATAATCCATAATACTTTTACGAGGTGGCAAACTCATTAGACGAACAAGGGCAATATCTCTTTCAACATCTCTAACAACATCACTCTCAGTAACTACAAATTCGATATTCTTAGAGATACCATTCTTGTCTACGCCCATGCGCACACCCATACCTTGAAGATCGTCTGGCAAACAATGGTTGTTAGTAATATAATAATTTTGACCAACACCCAACAATCTACAAATACCTGCATGGAGTACACCATGAGCTTCCGCATACACAACATTACTCTCTACACGTTTACTTAGATCAGCCATAGTTGTACACTTGCTTTTCTCAGTTCCAGTGAAACTAGTAATTTCAGATACCTCAGTGTAAAAATAATCCTTTCTCTCCTTAGACATAGGGATAACATTACCCTGAAGTTCATTCCGTGATAATAGGAAACGGGCAGCAGTTCCAGCTACAATAGTTGCAGCTAGAATAATAAAGATGGTTGGGACCTTAACTATATTTTTCTGGACATTTGCACCTATAAGGCGCATTGCCTCTTTCTGTCTATCACGCCACATGAAGAAACGCAATTTAAAAACCAAGAAAACTATATCAATGTTATAAGATACACTCTCAAAACATATTTTCTTAAAGATGGCTCCAAACCACGCATAAAGAAAAGCTCCCAAACTAAAAGCAGTGAGTGTCGTGATAAGACCTTGAGTTTCATACTCTTGTTTACACGAACACCAAGCAGCTACGCAGCGACACTTCCTACAAAAATTGGGCATCAAAGGCAAACCTGGAGGTGCTCCTCGACAAAAACAATTTCCAATCTCTCCACAACCCTCACAAGGATCACAAAATCGGCAAAATTGAAATTGAGTTTTATTGTGTAAACAATTTTCAGTACGCTTAAACTCATCACAAGAGTCGTAATATTCTTGAATTTCCTTAGGAGTCATAGTGTGATTTGCAAGTGGATTATCCTCGTCTTGCACAATATCAGCAGGTTCATCCTGCTTACAATCGCAAAAATTCAAGGGTAACTCACAGTCGTTACAATAAGGTGCATTCAATATAGAATTAGTCCCTTTCACAGCCTGGGCCTGTTTAGTATCGAACTTGTGAATCTCATTAGTATACCAAGCTAAAAACTCTCCAATATCAGAGGTCTCAAAAACAAATGTTGTTATAGTTTGAGCACCTTGAGCAGCTACACTTTCAACAGTTATATCCCAAAAATTGGGGTAATTACCGAATTCACTAGAAGGAACACACAGAGACCTATTAACGTCTCTGAATTGCGCCTTAGGAATAAGG